TTTACGTTATTAATAGTCTGCACATCTTCTTTGGTTGCAGCAGGGTTAATGTAACCATCTGTATCAGTACTTTCAATATTATGACCACTTACTGAATAGGTCCACCCTGTCCGATATTGATAACTCGATATCTGCTCGTTCACTACAGTCTGACTCGTGGAATTTGTAGTTTGAGAGCCTGTGCGGAATGTAGGGGTCACATTTGCCCATGTTCTTGTCGGTAGGAATATTAAAATTAATATCCAAAATTTAGTCAAGCGTAATTGTAACAGCACTTTGAATCACACAACTTGAACCTGAACCGTTTTCAGCACTTGCACCGCTACAGGTATGCGCTCCAGAACTTAAACTTGTAATCGTCAAACCAGCATGAGAACCACCAGCCCCGACTGTTGTCTGTCCACTTAATATTGGTAAAGTTGCGATTCCGTTTGTAACTGATACATTTCCTGGATCTTTGTCACCTAACATCAGTGATTCATTAATACTGAATGCAGACCCTGCAACTTTTACTTCCTTAACACTTGCAGTAACCGAAGGCACACCGTTCCAATCATTACCACTGATTCCAGAATAATCCAAGCCACCTATTCTGTTTGCATAGTAAGTAGGGTTGCCATCTGAATCATTTGATCCTGTTGCCACTTTTACATCAATATTGCTTCCACTTAATGAATAAGAAGATGCTGCCCTTTGAGTAACGATATAAGGCATATCAACTTGCATACTGGCAGAGGTTGTATATTTTGCCGTTATATCAGCAAAAGCAACTGATGGTGTGAAAGCTAATAAAACAACAGGAATTAATTTTTTCATTTCTTTGTAGGGGGTGGATCAATAATCTCTGCTCCTATTATTTTAATAGGGGTTTCTACTCTTATAGTCTGCACCGAACCGTTATTATTTGCAAGTTTCTTAGTCTCCTCCTGAGTTTCTTTGCGTTTTTTAGATCCCTCAAGGCCAAAAGTCGCTAATGCTCCAGTTAATAAACTTGCTGGAAATGTTATGTCTTTTGGTTCTGTACTGTATCCAGGGATCGTTATGTAGTTAAGAGAAACAATAAAACCAGACCAAATTACAACACCCAATCTTACAAAAAGACTGATTATGGCCAGTTGTTCTTCTTTATCGTCAATGCTTTCTTTTATCTTTTGCAGTGGATTTTTCTTTTTTTCTTCAGCCATAACTATTAAAATTAGCCATAATACTTACATTATAGCCAAATCATGCCAGAGGTACACGCAGCACTGATTGGGGCAGCAGCCACCGCCTTCCTCATGGTTTTATCTAATATAAGCAACAGAAGAGAAAGAGATATCAGAGAAATATTTAACCGAATCAATCAGCTAGAAAAAGCCGTAAGTCGTATTGAGGGGCAGAATCGTTAATCTTTGGTATGTTTGGGAAAGAACACAAACTTTTATGTCTAAATTTTTAATCAACCTGTTCATCAAGTTCGGCAAAAGTGAATCGCTTCGCAAAGGTGTCCTTTCTATCTTGAAAGACTTAAGTGCCAAGAGTGATAATGATATTGATGATGCCATCGTCAAGATGATTGAAGAAAAACTCTTTCCAGTAAAATGAAAAAGAGAAAATTTCTTAACATCGAGATAGAAGATGCGCCACTGGAGTTGGAGCTATCGGTGGAACAGAGATGCCGTGACATCTTGGCCTCTGATGATATTTACAGCGTCAAACGGTACTGCACTCATCTTGTAAGGCATCAAATGAAACAGGATATATTTCTTGCATCCTTACTTGGCCGTCTTGTAGAACTTGAGGCTGGAAATGCTGCACATCAGGTTAGGAAAAGTAAAAGAGGATTTATGAAACGTTTTTTTCGTACTCCTTAACTTCTTCTTTTGTAAAATCTTTTACCAATAATTTATCAATCTTATCAATTTCAAAATTAAACTTCAGGATTGATGTCCTGATGTGTTCAGTAACCCAAGCACCGTCTTTATTTACAACCTGTGCTTTATTCCTTTCATTTATGAACACATAATGATCCTGACCTTTTAGCTGGACATCTAATAAATTTTTTTCTAAGTTTTTACGTCTTATTTCTTTCAATGCTCTAAGTTTTTTTGAATCACTCATTTTCTAGTTCCGCTATCCTTTTATTTATAGCATCATATCTTACACAATATTCCTTAAGATCTAACCGTTCAAACCAAAATTTTTTCTGTAATTCTGCAAGCTGGTCATAATAATTTTTTATCAGGTCTTTGTTGGTTTGCTCCATAATTTTATAAGAAGTTTTAATTCAGCAACTCTTTTTTTCGCTGCTGCGATTTTTTCGGCTGTTGTCATAAATAAAAAAGGGGTCTTACATGAAATCACATCGGAAAAAAAGATTTCAATGCCCCTATAACTTAGGCTGGGATTGCTTCTGAGCTTCTACTCTTCACAGGTAATGTAAAATCATTTACTCTTACCTGAATAGATGCTCCAGGGCTGCCATCTCTTTTCTCAAAAGTATTTAGGTTGCCAGATCCTGTCACGGTAATCTGACTGCCTTTATTTATATACTGCATGACAACATCTCCTCGATTACCCCATACGGTGCAATCAATTTGAACAGTCACATCCTGTATGTCTGTAAGTAATCTGAAATTTGTAACTTTAGTACCTTGAGAAGTTTCCTTCTGTACTGGATCTGAGGCTAGGTTGCCAACGGCTGTAATGCTTAACATGATAATTTAATTAGTCAGGGTTGTTAGTTTTGTTCTGCCAATCCTCAATATCTAATCGGTTGTACCGAATAGTGTTATTAAGGATGACAGTCCATTTAGGGCCACTGGGATGACCCTTGCGAGTTTTGGTTCTCCAAAGTCGCACAGTTTGAGGTTTTACACCAAGCTCTTCAGCCAATTGATCTGAGGTTATAAGCTCATTCATGAATCCTCCTTCTCTAAAATAAGTGTCAGTAATCCATCTCTTTGATCTTCACTAATAGCATTAGTTTCATATCGTTTTGAAATGTTTTTCTTCAACAAACCGAGTTTGTCTTTGTTGCCTGGTTTATTAATGAAGGCTTCACATTCTTTGATGAACTTATCACTTTCAGATCTATCTATTGGTTTATTACTTGAGACAGTTGGTTTACTATCATCAGGTTTTAACCATGCCTTGTCCTTATCGTATAAAGACAGGCCAAATTGATCTCCAAATTGCATTAATGCTCTCTTTCTTGCATCAGATTCTGCTTCTTTTACTGCTGATTCATATTTATCACCGATACTGCCCATACGACCATGACCAGCACCTGTGCCTTCTCTGACGATATCATCAACAGTAATTCTTACTCTTGCAATGTAAGTAATACATTTGGGATCATCAGAAACCAAGAAAGTGTCCAGTGTTTCGGAACTCCAGCCATCAAAACCAAATATGCGGTTGGCTTCCTGTATAACGTGCCAGCTTTCAACATAAGCTAACTTCTGGCCACCGCCACCTGGTCTGAAGGTGACATTTTTTTGATCAATTTTTTGGTTTAGCAGTTTTTTCTGCTCTTCATTAAAACTCATTTTTCTAAAGGGGTTGAAAATGCCCATCGGGGCAAGGATAAAGATTGAACTCCTGTTTTACACCAGCTTGGCCAATCATCAAGCAGGCGACATTCGGCAATCTTATCTAAAGCTTCTCTAGACAGTTTTTGCCCTTCTTGCAACGCATCATCATCAAGCTCCCATAAACCGACATCAAATGGATATTCAGATTGAACTACAAGAAAGATAAACCGTTTTGCTGATGGAATGCCAGATAAATAATGAGCGCATTGAAGGTGATACTTAAAATTAGCAACAGCCTTTGCAAAGTCTCTGGGGTTTGCTCCTGTTCTACTGGTTTTTAAATCCACAATAGTTTGTTTATTTAACCAATCAGGTCTGCATTTACAGGTCAATCCAGAGGTGGTATCTTCCCACCAATATGATTTCTCTGCGATACCAAAACTTAACAACTTCTTGGCATGGGGTTCTGCAAAGACCGCATCTCTCATCTTGATGGCATTTGCCATATCAGATTCAGTAACGGCAGTCATGCCCTTCTCTTCAGCTTCTTTCGCCTCTTCCTTACCTTTTTTGGTTGTCCTTGATGATACTGCAACAAATCTTTTTGTCAGTTCATCAGGTTCAAGAACCGCACAATGGGTCAATGTTCCAAGAAGCATTGCACTTGTTGGTTTATGTTCTGGCCTTTCAGGATTAAGAAAAGAGTTCCAGTAAGCCTTTGGGCCATGAGATACCATTACTTTCTGCATAGATGCAGAGATCGCATCATCAGCATGGTATTTTTCGTTTGAAATTTGGGTTGATCCTGTTGTCATTATTTAAATCCTAAATAAGTAGAGCCTTTATGTTGAAGGATTGTAAAAGTAGAAATCTTTTCGCAATCTTCACAAGAAAACTCAATAGAAATAGCACCTCTACATCTTGAGCTTGGATTTTGTTCTTCAGATGTTTTTTCAACTCTTAAATTTTGGTATTCATCAAAAATAGTAAGGCAGTCACTTTGTTGATCTTCATTTGTAGACCAGATTCGATAAGTCTGTTGATGGAGATACTCACAGTTACAGAAAGGACAGCAAAGAAATTCGTCATAAAAACTTGTCATGAGTCTGTGTACCTCTTTGTGTGAGGGCCATATTGCATCATCAAACGTGGCCATGTTTTCAAAATAAGTGCCTTGTCCTGTGGCATTGCAACAAGACCAGCCTGTGCTAATCGTTTCAAAAATGGCGATGCGTCTGGTGAATCAATTACAGATGCAAATGTATTGAAGATTTCTTTATCGGTCATGGTTAAAATTGGGTTGCCGAGGTCGGAGCGTTCAGGGGTTGGTCGCTTCTTCCTCGGTTGTTTATGAAAGCGCAGACCAAGATCATATTCACTCATCATCTTTTGGCTAACTCCTGGCAAGCAGCCTCGACATTATATGTAAAGCAATCAATCTTAGTAGATTGAAGTAATGAATCTGAGATGGCAAAATATCCAATGCCAAAAATGCAGATGTAAAGAAATAAATGTTTCATGGGGTTGGGTTTCAGGGGCTTTCTAATAATAACTAACGGTCAACACTTGTCAACTGTTATACCATCTTTCTGCGTAGCTAAATTTAACACCTAGCTTTTCTAACTTCTCAATAAGACGTATTGCTGTTGCAGTAACCTTACCGCCATATTGAGGACTAACTTCATCGCATCTATCCATAGTGCTACCAGAAATACAATCATCTAAAACCATTTTGTCAATCTCATCTAATTCATCTGGTAATGTCTTGTGATCCTCTAAATGCCAATACAATTTATGGCAGCTATCCCATACTTTTTGTTCAGGATATACTTTACGTTCTACATCTTCCCAAACTTCAGTAATGATTTCATCGGTTTTGTTATAGTCGCCATATTTAGCAATCATTTCATCTGTGTAGAATTGACAAGAACATTCGACAATACATTCTTCTGGTCTGTCTGTAATGATCTCAATTTCAAGTCCTGTTAGTTTTGTAGTCATTTACTTTGCCTCCTTAAAAATCAATTGCCATTGCTTGAGCAAGATGTCTCAAGAAATGATGGATGTCACCGTTTAAGCAGTCGATTTGTCTGATGATAGCTTCAATCTTTTTGGCCTCTTCACCTTGTGTTCTTTTGATCTTGGCGATAACCATATCAGTTTCGATCAAGTTCATTGTTCCGTTCGGAGCAGCGATTTCATAAACCTGGTTGTCAAGGTCTTTTTCGTTGAAGTAAGTATTGAAAAAAGTGTTCATTTGAGGGGGTTGTCTCTATACCTTTTATTATAGTCTAAGTGTCAACAACTGTCAACATATAATATTATTAATAGGCAAAAAAAAAGAGCCTGATTTGGCTCTTTGTAAATTAGTAGGTTTTGTAAACTTCTGTTTTAGTTCCTCTGACCTCCCATCTGCTGAAGTGGTTGATGTCTGTGTTTGCTGCAATTAATGCGTCAGCGTATCTTGTAGCTAATTCTTCAGCATATCCACCATCAATAAATCTTTGTATGATTTGTTTTTGTGTAAACCACTTACCGCAATCCATGGCGGTGATTATGCCTTGAATAACTTTTTTTGCTCTTGGTCTTGTGAAGTTCATTTGATTAGTGGGGTTGCTGTACCTCTATTATATACATGACAATCAACAACTGTCAACAAGGTTTCATTACTTTTACATCAAATCCTTTCTCCTTTAGCTCCTCAATTCTATATTTTTGAATTTCGCTTAACCTTCCTTTTTCGCTTTTGACCTCAATAAACTTAACCTCATCTGGTTTCATACAGATCAAATCAGGTAAACCAGCTTTGTTGCACATAATTAACTTGATTACTGTCCACCCTTCTTTCTCGTGCCTGTCGATCAGCTTCTTCTGATATTGAGCTTCTGTCATTTCTGTAATGATTGATCGTATAGCTTTCCTTTGATTGTACTACCTGATAAACTTTTGGCTCGATTCCCTTTTCCGCAAAAATATAATGTATTTTATTCTTTCTATCCCTGCCAAGAAAACTGGCTCTCTCTCTACCCTGCAAATAACTAAGTGCAGAATAATCTATTCCCAAAAAGATCAAATGATCGGCACTGCTCAGATTAACTCCCTCACGACAACTCTTGACCTGACCTATAAAAACAGAATCGCTAACGGCATTAAATATATCTGGGTCATCTGTTGCTCTAGCACCAAAACTTTCTCTAAGCATTTTGCCTTCTGCAATAAAGCAATATAAAATGGCAATCCTTCCACTAAAATTATCTCTTATATATTTTATTTTGCTTTTATCAAAT